CCGACACCGGTACCTACAACGCCATGACCGACGGCGCCGTCGATGTGCCCGCGCGGGTGATGGTGGACGAAGCGCAGCAGCTGGTCGGCGACTTCTCGCGGATCCCTGGCAAGACCGCCAGCATCACCCTGCTGCGCGCCGATGTGCCCAGCCCGGCGCGGGGTGCGCGCGTCACGGTCGATGGCGTGGTGTGGGAGCTCGATACCTCGATCAGCCAGGACACCGGCAGCACGGTGTGGGAGGCAGCCCGTGTCTACTGAGCCGCTGAGCTACCGCCTGCTCGAAGCCCTGCAAACGCAGCTGCAGACGATCACCGTCGCCAACGGTTTCCGCACGGAGCTGGGTGGGGACATCCGGCTTGAGGACTACAGCCTCGAAGACCTTGGCGCCGACATCGGCCTTCGCGCCTATGTGTACGCGACGGAACTGACTCGCGATTCCGAAGGCAGCAGCACCCGCATCAAGAAAGACAGCGAAACCGTGCTGATTGACGCGATCGTTCCCACCACCACAGGCACTGGCCAGCTGGTCGCGCACCGCACGCTCGCCGACCTGCGCCGCGCGCTTGACCAGGACGAGCGCCAGTGGCTGGGCGAAGGCCTCGGCCGCATCGAAATCGAAACGCAGCGCATTGAACTGCGCCCGGCTGGTCTGCGCCTGATCGTTGTGCAGCTGGGTTTGTCCGTGCTGCTGAGCGAAACCGTACCCCGCACCTAACCCGCATGCGCTGCACTCGCAGCCCAACCCCGCCACCCGGCGGAATCACCACAAGGAAACGTAGCAATGGCAACGGTCAAAGTGCGCCAGTACGCCGGGGATATCCGGCTCTGGGAAATCGGCGAGGATGGTGCCCGCATCCCTGTCATTCCGGAGCCGGCAGATCCGGACGGTAACCAGCCCGTCGAAACCACTTCCTTCAGCTTCAGCTATGAGGCCGGTGAACAGCAGCAGGTGCTGAGTGCCCGCCGCGGTGCGCGCTATCAGCAGCCGGTGCTGAGCCGCACCCTGCCGGGTGTGACCAGCGCGACCATCACGCTCGCCGAACAACCGCCGCTGATCCTGGCTCGCATGTTGTTCGGCGAGGGCAGCACGGCCACGGTCACGGCTGGTTCGGTGACGGATGCGAACTTCACCGTGACGGCGACCGACGTGCCGCTGCAGCTGCCGCACCGCATGCTGCTGGCCTCGCCCGCGCCGACCGTCGAAAAGGGTGTCGCCACGCTGGTCGCTGGCACCGACTACACCATCGACCTGCGCCGCGGGCAGATCCTGCCGCTGCCGGGTGGCGATATCGAAGCTGATGACGTTCTGGTGTTGAACTACAGCTACGCGGCCCATGTGTCCACGTCGATCGTGGGCGGCGCCGTGCCGACCAAGGACTTCTACATCACGGGCGACATGGAAGACCGCAACAACGCCGAGAACGGTGAGCTGCGCCTGCCCAAGGTCAGCCTCACCACCGACGGCGAGGTCGACTGGCTGGCGGTCGAGCCCATCACCGTGACCCTGACCGGCCCCTGCATCGTGGCCGATGGCGAGACGGCGCCCTACACCTTCGTCGCCTACAAGTAACACCCGCCCCACTGCACCACCACCCCGCACGCCGCCTGGCGTGCGGGGCCCTATCCTCACCGCAGGGCGACCATGAGCCGCAATTCCTTCGTCGTCGCGTCCGATGCGCTGGTGCGCTTGTCGCAGCGCCTGGCCGACAAGCCCAAGCAAGTGGAGCGCGCACGCACGCGCGCCCTGGGCACCCTGCGGCGCCGCCTGCCTGTTGTGGCGGGGCGGCTTGCAACTGAAACGGTTCTGAACGTTCGGCCGGCGGCGATCCGCGGGCTGCTGACGGTGAAGTCGCGCGGCAACGATTCGGTGATCTTGAGCGGCATCGACAAGCGGATCCCGCTGAAGGACTTCATTGGCACCCGCTGGGGTGGGCCGAAGTCGCCAGGCGTCACCATCCAGAAGTGGAAGGACGCACCGGCCGAGGTGTACGACGCCGCCCGCGCCCGCAGCAAGGGCGGGCTGGCCGTGGGCGGCGCGTTCTTCGTCAAGGGCCGCGGCCTGCGCGGTGGCGTGTGGCAGCGCTTGGACAAGATCACCCGCACCGCCACCGGCCGAATCCGCCAAGTGGCCACGCCGCGCACCGGCCCGAGCTTCGCCACGGCCCTTGCCGACGGCAAGCACGGCGACATCATCCCGCGCCTGGCCGAAGAGGCCCGCGGCATCCTCGGCGCCGAAGTCGCGCGCCTGACCAAGGGGCTCTGACGTGGCTGCGCGGAATATCGAGATTCTTGAGGTACAGCTCAAGGCCACGGGCGACGAAGAGGCGGACCGCCTCCGCAAGAGCATTCTCGAGCTGGCGAAATCTGGCGACGCTGCCGAAGAGGACATCTCCGGTTTTGTCGAGGCCTTGGACCGCCTGGCGAAGATTGACCGCGCGCTATCGTCTCTGACGAAGCTGCGCTCCGGACTGAGCGAGACGGCTGTCAATCTGGACAAAGCCCGCACCCGCGTGGCCGAGCTTGAGCGGGAGTTTGATAAGGCCGAAGAGCCCACCGCCAAGCTGCGCAAAGAGCTGGATAAAGCTCGCGCTTCAGTGCAAGAGCTTGTTAAGGAACAGAACCGCCAGACCGCCGAGCTCAACCGCAACGCGGGCGCCTTGGCGAAGGCCGGCATCGACACGGAAAAGCTCGGCGCCGCGCAGCGCCAGGTGCGGCAGGACATCACAGAACTGACCAACCGCTTCGGCACCTATGCGCAGCGCGTGCGCGAGGCCGGTGCCGGCAATGAGCGCCTGGCGAAGAGCACGCGCGAGCTTGGCGACTCGGCCAAGACGGCGCGCAGCGAGCTGGATCAAGTGCAGCTCGGCCTCGGCAAGATCGCCGCGGCGGCAGGCGCGGCGATTGTCGCGCTCAAGGGCCTGCAGTTCGGTGGCGACCTGGTCGGCGATGCGGCTGCGCTGCAGACCAGCTTGGCCGAAGTGCAGGCCATTGCCGGCGGCACGGCTGCGGAGTTCGCCTTGCTGCGCGATGCGGCGGAGACGGCGTCGGAAGAAACCGGTATTGCCATCGGCGACGTCACCGCGGGGCTGGGTGAGCTGGCTCGCGCGGGCTTTGATACGAAAGACACCATTGCCGCTCTGCGCCCTGCGCTGGACCTTGCGCAGGCCGGCAGCCTGGCGCTGAGCGAGGCGGTGGAGATCACCACCACCACGCTGACGCAGTTTGGCGAGGGCGCCGATCAGGCCGGCCGCGTGGCGGATGTGCTGGCGCAGGCGGCGAACACCACGCAAAGCAGTGTGCAGGGCCTCGGCCGCTCGCTGGTCGACGTGGCGCCGCTGGCGCGGCAGCTCGATATCAGCTTTGAAGAGACGGTGGCGATCATCGGCAAGCTGGCGGATGAAGGCTTCCGCGGCTCGCGCGCCGGTACCAGCCTGCGTGCTGCGTTCTCACAGCTGCTGGACCCGTCAACCAAGTTCCGCGAAGAGCTGGCCAAGCTCGGCATCACCAGCACCGACTTTACGACGGTGTTGGAACAGTTGTCAGAGAAAGGCATTGAAGGCCGCAACGCGATCCTGTCGCTAGGCCAAGAGGCCGCCCCTGCCATCCTCGCGTTGGCGGCCAAGGGCGCTCCAGCCATTCGAGAACTTACCAAGGAACTGCAGGAATCCGCGGGCGCTGCCGAGCTTGTGGCCGCCAAGATTCGGGACACCTTGGGCAACGCCTTTGCTCGACTCAGCAACACTGCAGGCAACGCGATCAATGACCTGATCGATGGGCTGCTTAAGCCGCTGCAGGGGCTGCTTGAAGACGTCACCGCGCGGTTGGCTGCGTTCGCGAACAGCGAGGATTTCGAGAGGATCAAGGCGGGGCTGAGCACGGCGTTCCAGGAAGGCATTGATCTGGTTCGCCAGCTGGTGGAAGCCGCAGATTTCGCATCTATCTCGGCCGAGGTTGAGCGATTCGCAAGTGAGTCGGGCACGAGCCTTGGTGAGCTCAAAGCCAGTATCGATTCAATCGTGGCCGCGTTCGAGGCGGTAGCCGCAGCTATCCGCGTCATCGTCAACGGCGTGCAGTCGGAGCTCGCGGGTATCCAACGGGAGTTCGTGCTTTTCCAGCGGCTGGCCAAAGAGGCTGAGCTTGCTCTGCTGCGGTACTCCTCGGTCTTCCGCGAGAACGCCGAGTTCCAGGTCAAGGTTCAGGGTGAAATCAACGAACTGCTGCGGCAAGAGGCGGTGCTCTCTGCCGATCGCCGCCGGGAGCTGGGCGAGCTGCAGACCGCGTCTGATGACTTCGCAGACGCAGTCGGGCGCATTGGCGGCGAGATCCAGAAAACTGCTGAGCAGGGCAACCTGCTGCGCGGGCTCAAGACCATCATCAAGGGCGTGGCCGACGGCTTCCGAGAGGTCGGAACCGCGGTGGCTGAGGCTGCCCCGGAAATCGACCAACTTCCCATCGCGGTATCCGATGCGGCTACCTCGATCGAGGCCAGCAACACCCGCGCCGCCAAGAGTTTCGACGGTGTCGGGGCGTCGTCTGAGCGCGTCAAGGTGGCCGTGCTGCGCAACTATGAGCAGCTGACGCGGGAGCTTGAAGCTCGGGCGGATGAGTTGGCCCTGCAGATCGCGAGGGCGTTGGAGGCTGGCACAGACACCACCGCGCTTCAGCGCGAACTCGGCGAGGTAGAAGCCAGCCTGCAGCAGACTGGCCAGAAGGCCGACCAGGCGCGTCAGGCGCTGACCGGGCTGTCCGATTCCGGAGACCGCGCTGTGAACAGCCTCAACAAGATCACGCTTGCGGCCAAGGGCGCCAGCGGCAGCCTGGCGCAGGTCGGTGCCGAAGCTGAGCAAGCCTTCGGCAACATCGGCCAAGGCGCCAGCAAGGTCACCGGTGGCCCGCTGGATTCTCTCAATCAGAAGTTCCGCGAGGCGCGCGAGCGCGCTGCGGCGCTGGGTGAGGAGGCTTTGAAGGCCTTCGATGCGACGCTGCGGGTGGGTGACTCATTCAAGGGCACCGGGTTCAGCATTGAATCGTTCATGCAGCGAAGCATTGACCGCACCATCGAAGCCACGCGCGTGGCCGAGGATCTGGAGCGCACCTATCGGCGCTCGGCCGATGCTGCGCAGAGCACGGCCGATGCCGCGAACAACATCGCCAAAGCCAACGTCCTGTCGCTGGAAGCCCAGCAGCGGGCCACGCTTGAACTGTCGCGACAGCAAGCGGAGCTGGAAGAGCGCAAGGCCACGGCTGCGCGGGAGACGGCGGACGGAATACGCGAGCAGGTGACGGCAACGCAGGCGCTTGCCGCTGCGCGCGCCGATATGCCCGCGGAGCGTATCGAGCTGGTAGCGCGCAATGAGCAGACGCCGGGCGGGGGGTTCATCGAAATCAGTGAATCGCAATTCGATGTGGTGGCAGACAAGCTGTTGAGCAGGGTTGCGTCCACACGCCGCGGAGTACTCGCCCGATGAGCAGCCTAGCCGGCATCGCCCTACCCAACGATATCGAGTGGCCGGATGAACACGAATGGTCGCCGGTCACGCAGCAGCTTGAAGTCAGCCTGAGCGGCGCGCTGGTGGTGGAAGAGTCGCTGCAGCTGGCCGGGCGGCCGATCACGCTGCGGAGCAATCAGGACGGCGACAAGTATTACTCCGTCGTCACCCACACCACGGTGCAGGCGCTGCGCGCGCTGGTAGACACGCCGCGCGGCCAGGCCGATGCGATGGCGCTGGTGCTGCCGGACGGGCGCACCACCACCGTGCTGTTCCGTGGCAGCGGCGCGGAGCGCTTCAGCGCCCGGCCGTGGAAACACATCGTGCCGGCCGAGGCCGGCGACCTCTACTTGATCGAGCTGCGGCTGCAGGCCGTGAGCGCCATCGTCACCCCGGAGCCCTGAGCCCATGCCCGACATCAAATTGCTACGCCCGCAGCGCCTCTCTGACAACCCGGACGGCGGTGGCCTGGCGACGGGTATCGAGATCGTTGACGGCCAGATCAACAATCTGCTGGACGACAACAGCCGCATCGATCGAGTCAACGGTGACGTGAGCCTGCGGCCGTTCTTCGCGATCGCGGACACGGCCGATGCCACGACGTTTCTGGGCCTGCACTTCATCGTGAAATCGCCGCCGCTGGATCCGAATGTCAGCGTGGTGCTGTTCCCCAACACGCGCTGGGCGGATGAGCGCAGCGACGCGCGCAATGCGGTGGAGCGCTACCTAGACCCCAGCGTGACCACGCGCATGCTGCCCTACGGCCGGCAGCTGGCCGGCCAACGCACGCTGCTGGTGTATCAGCGCGGCAATCTGCCCTTGCCGGACGTGGGCGAGGTGTACGTGCTGGCCAATGAGTCCGGCACGCAGCTCGAATACGTGCGGGTGCAGGCGGTGACCGACCGCGTGGAGTTGTTCACCAATGAGCGCGACCTGGAGTATCAGGTGCGCGTGATCACCATGACGCTGTCGCAGCCGCTGCAGCAAGAGTGGCCGGGCAGTGAGGTCAACCCCCGGTTTACGCGCGACCCGGGCGGCTCTGTGCTGCGCGCTTCCAGTGTGTCGGATGCGGCGCGGTATTACGGCACGGTGCCGCTGGGCTTGGATGCCGACATCGGCGATCTCACCATCAAGCTGGGCACGGTGTTCGGCCAGGTGATTCCGGCGGCCGTGAGTGAGTCGGCGGTGACGGATGCGCCGGCCGGCGGGTCGGTGACGCAGGTGGCCAGCGCGGCGGCGGGCGTAGTGGTCGCCAGTGAGTCGATCCCGTTCAATTTGTCGGCCGTGAGCCGCGTGTACCGCACGCAGGTGGACTATCGGTGGGGCACGCTGGTGGTCACCTTTGTGGCCGCGTCGCAGACCACGATCTTTACGCAGCAGAGCGATGGCGGCTTTGTCGGTGCTGGGCCGAATGTGTCGTCCTACGTCGTGTCCGCCGATCGCGATAGCGGGTTGGTGTCGATCAGCATTACGGGCATCTTCGGCAGCGGCAACGTCGTGACCATCACTGCCACGCCTGCGGTGGAGATCAACCAAGCGTCGCTGAGCTACAACCAGCCGGTGACGGTCGGCACCCGCGGCACGGTGTACGTGGCCACCCTTGAACCGGTGCCCGGCCCTGGCAGCCTGAGCATCAGCTATCGCGCCGGTGGCCGCTGGTATGAGCTGCAGGACGATGGCAATGGCGTGCTGTCATCGTCGCCGGGCCTGGGCGTGGGTGCCATCAACTACGCCACCGGCACGGTGAGCGTCACCTTGGGCGCGCTGCCCGACGTGGGCAGCAGCATCATCTACGCGTGGTCGCAGCAGAGCACGTACGAGATCCGCACGCAGTCGATCGCCACACAGGTGCCCGAGGTCACGCTGCAGCTGGCCACGGGCTGCGAGCCCGGCACGCTGTCGATCGAGTGGGAAGCTGGCGGTGTGGCGAAGTCGGCCACGGACAACGGCGCCGGCGTGCTGACGGGTGACGCCACCGGCAATGTGCAGTACAGCAGCGGCGCGGTAGCGCTGCGGCCGACCGTGCTGCCGGATGACAGCACCGCGTTCGAGGTCGAGTATGAAGCGGCCGACGTCGAGACGGTCATCAGCAACCCGAGCAAGTCGGGCGCCACGATCACGCTGGATGCCGAAGAGGCCATCCGCGAGCGCAGCGTGCTGATCACCTACAGCCAGACGCGACAGCAGGGCCCGCTGCAGGTGAGCACCACGCAGCAGCTGACGGACAACGGCGCCGGGCAGCTGGTGGATGCCGATGGCAACATCAAGGCCGGCAGTGCGGTGAACTACGGCACGGGTGAGATCACCTTCAACCCCGACTACACCGCCGTGACGCCAACGCTGAGCTACAGCGATTTCAGCCAGGGCCTGCCGGCGCGCACGGTAGACCCGAGTACCGGCTACTTTGCCGCGCAAGCGCAGTTCGGGGTGTGGCCGAGCGCCTGCGGCAATGAGATCACCGCGGTGGGCTTTCTGGACGGCAGCGCGGTGACGCTGCAGTACAAACCGGCCGGCGCCACCGACACCGCGCGCACGGCCAGCTTCCCCGCGCCGCCGATCCGCGTGCGGCTGAACCGCGGCACCGCCAATACCATCGTGCCCGGCAGCCTGCTGTTTGAGCTCGGCGGGGCGCGCTACGTGGACCGCAGCGGGCGCCTCGTTCGCGACCCCGGTGTATTGACGGGCGCGGGCCTCGATGCCGGCACCGTGAGCTACAGCAGCGGCGAGGCGGTCATCACCAGTTGGGCGGCCAACGTGGCCCCGGCGCTTAACGTGCGCGCCCTGCTGACGCAGGTACGGCCGCTGCCACTGAATGTTGCCACGGGGCGCACGCCGGGCAGCCCGCTCCGGCCTGGCAGCTTCATTCTGCAGGCGAATCGATATTCCGACGGGGTGCTGCTGACGGGCGTGGCGGACCAGAATGGCCGCATCAGCACCGCCAGCATGCACGGCTACATCGATGCCACCACGGGCGTGTGGTCGGTGGCCTTCGGCGCCTGGGTGCTGGACAGCAGCCTGACGCTCGATGACAAGGCCGAGCCCTGGTACAGCATCGATGCCGTCAACGAAGACGGCTACATCTGGCGGCCGATCGAAGCCACGCCGGGCACGGTGCGTTTCAGCTGCGTGGTGCAGGTGGCGCTGCCGCTCGATGAGGCCATCATCGGGGTGAACCCGGTGCGCCTGCCGCAGGATGGTCGGGTGCAGATCATCCGCCCCGGCAATACGCTGGTGATCCACGACACGCTGGGCGAGGCGCTGCCGAACCCGGCCGTGGCCGGCGCCGTCTACGACATGGGCCGCACGGGGCTGGCGAGCGTGGCGCTCTACGACGCCAACGGCTTGGGCATTCCGCCGGATCGCTTCAGCGTGGACAAGGCGGCCGGCGAAATCACCATGGCCGACCCGCTGGTGCTCACCGGCTACGCGCAGCCGCTCACGGCGCTGCACACGGTCGAAGACATGGCCCTGTGCACCGATGCGCAGATCGACGGCACCGTCACCATCGCGCAGCCGCTGACGCGCGCCTACACCGCGGCCAATGCGCTGGTCAGCTCGGCGCTGGTGTCTGGCGATGTGTCGGCGCGGGTGGCGAACTTGTTCGCACAGAACACCTGGACGGGCGTGTGGTCCGATGAGCTGATCGGCACGGCGCCGGCGAGTGGAGCGCAATACAACGATGTGACTTTCCCGCTGGTGGTGGTCAATGCGGACTGCATCACGATGCGGTGGCGGATCCAGTTCACCAGCGCGACGGCCTTCAGTGTGGTGGCCGAAGAGCTGGGCGTGCTGACCACCGGCACCACCAGCGGCAACGTGGCGCCGATCAACCCAGCCACCGGCGAGCCCTATTTCACGATGGCGGCGGCCGGCTTCGGCACGGGGTGGGCGACGGGCAACGTCATCCGCTTCAACACCATCGCCGCCGGCGCGAAGGTTTGGGCGCTGCGCGCGATCCGGCCGGGGCCGGCGACTATCGAAGATGATCGCGTGATCATTCAAGCCCGTTACGATGTGGGTTGATCAATGCCCACGATTTCCGAACTGATCGCCCTGGTCGCCGCGGTGCCGCCGATCGAGGCCAACACGGCCGAGGACGGCGCCGGCACTGAGCACGATGTGCTGCACCAGCTTGAGCTTGAAGTGGCGGCCGCGGTGCTGGGCTTTGCCGATGCCGCCGCGCCGGTGCTAGTGGGGCTGGATGCGGCGGTGGGCGATCTGGATGCGCGGGTCGATGCGCTTGAAGAGGGCGGGCCGGGCGGGGCGGTTGCGCGCACGGTGCGGGCGATCTTCGACGGCGGCAGCGTGGACGCCGTGGCGGCCAGTGTTGAGGTAGGCGCTGAACTGATCCTGCGTACGCCCTACGCGCTCACGTTGTCGAGCTGGACGCTGTTGCTCGAAGGGGCCACCGGCAGCGTCACCGTTGACGTGCTGACCAAGCCTTTCGCCAGCGGCAGCTACGCCAGCATCACTGGCAGCGCCACGCCCTCGGCGAGCGGCGGCGCCAATGCTGAGGGCGATGTCACCGGGTGGTCGGCCAGCGTCGCCGCGGGCCACCTGATCAAAATCGAAATCACAGCGCGCACCGGCTTGGTGCCGCGCGTATCGCTACAGGTAGAGGGCACGCAGGCATGACAACACGCACATTTTCGACCGTGATCGAGCACACCTCTGATGCGACGTTTCGCGCCTGGGCCTTGGAGGTCAGCGACGCCCTGGCCTTCGTCGGCATGCCGAAGTCTGCAGACACCGGGCAAATCAACTTGGCTACCGCAGCGCGGCCGGGCACGAACACTGCGGCAGGCTACGAAATTCGGTACGTGGACGACGCGCTGCACGCGACCGCGCCGATCTACATCAAGATCGAGTACGGCACAGGGTCTGCCGCTACGCGCCCGGCTATGTGGATAACGGTAGGGACCGGAAGCAATGGCTCAGGGACAATTACTGGCGTCCTGCTGGCGCGGCAAACGTTGACGTGCGCCAGCACGCCCAGCACGTCCGTGCCGTCACCGACCTACGCGTGTCGAGTTGGCGGGCAGTTTGGTTTTGCGTGGAAGTCGGGCGTGCTGGACCTTGGCGCGTTCCCAAGCATGGGCGCTTTTTTGATTTCCAGAACGACAGACGACGATGGCGCAGACACGGCAGCCGGGGTTTCAATCTACGCACTTAGCCCGGGCTCCTACGTCGAGGCTACCAGCAAGCTGTTTTCGGGATCGGCATACTCGACTGGGTCTAACCGGCAGTACTGCATGGTCCCGTACGGGCTCACTGCCTCGCTTGTGGGTGCGGACAATCAGGCTTTTCGGCATTACGCGGCGTTTCCGCAGATCCGCCCGGTGGTGGCTTGCGTGACTGTGCTGGCGAGTGAAGTGCCGGTGGGTAGCACAATCAGCGTCACTCCCATTGGCGCCACCCCGCGCACCTACATAAGCACGGGATTTGCCGGGCGCGCGTCCTGCGTCAATGGCACCGCGGCGCAGACCCTCGCGATGATCTGGGAGTAGCCATGGCTACGCTCTTGTCGCCCGCCGAGCCTTCGCCCGGCCTTGCTTACGGCGTCAACAGCCTGACGCCGACGGCGCTTGGCATCGTCACGATTGCTTCGCCGCCGAACATAGGCAGCAGCGGTGGCGGTGGCGGCGAGCTGGTAGTACCGCCCAGCAGCTGGGGCCACATCGGGTGACTACGTGAGCACCCCCTACCGCTACCCCGGGCGCTACCGGCAGAGCAAAACCTACCGCGGCCTGGAGCTGGTGCCGGCTGTCGCGCCGCCGGGCTTTGCTGTCGGATCGGGCATGCGCTGGCAGCTGCCCACACCGCGGCAGCGGGTGACCGCGTTGCCTTCCAGCGAGGCGACGGCGCGAGGCGCGGCGATCGCGCTGCCCTTCGAAGGTGCAACGTCTGCCGCGGCCGATGTGGCGCTTCCGTGGTCGCGGCCCGAGGCGCAGCAGGCGGCGGTGCGTGCGCCCTGGGCGCTGGCCAGCCAGCAGATTCAGGCCACCGCTGCCGCCCGCTGGGGCTTGCCTGCACCGCGCGGTGCAGCGGCCGCGCTGCCGTGGGGTGCATCGACCCCGCACGCGGAAAGCCTGGCCGCGCCGTGGCTGCAGGCCCAGCCAGCGGAAACCGCCGCCGGTCTGCGCTGGGGCGCCGCTCTGCCGCGCGAGTTGCACATCACCGCCTTCTGGCGCCAGGCCGCGGCGCGTGGCGCGTACATCGCGCTGCCGTGGGGCCCGGCCGGGCAGCGGCAAGTCGGCGTCGGCACGCCCTGGCCGATCGACCCCAACCCCGGCGACGGCTCGCCAATCACCGTACCGATTCGGGATGCCTACATCATGCTGCCCACACTCACCGCTGTAACGCTGCCCGACCGCACGCCGCTGACCCTGCTGAATGTTCGGCTGTCGACCGATGTCACCCGCTACGGGTGGGAACTGGGCGCCACGCTGCCGTTCGGCGAACTCGCGCTGGTCACGCCTGTCGGCCGCACGGACCCGGTCGAAATCGAGGTCACCGTCAACGGCTACACCTGGGTGCTCATGGTCGAGGGGGTGGACGATCAACGCCGCTTCGGCCTCAAGACCGGCACCATCCGCGGCCGCTCGCGCAGCAGCCTGCTCGATGCGCCGTATGCGCCGGCGCGCAGCGGCATCGCCGAAGACGCCCGCGATGCCAGCCAGCTGGCGGATGAGCAGCTGTTCGGGACCGGCTGGACGCTGGCATGGGATGCCGTGGATTGGCTGGTCCCCGGCGGCACCTGGAGCTATCAAGACGCCACCGTGCTGCAGGCCATCGGACAGCTGGCGGCCTCGATCGGCGCCCGCATCGAAACCGCGCGCACTACGCTGGATCTGGCCGTCAAGCCGCTGTACCCGGTGAGCCCGTGGGCGTGGGCCGGCGCGACGCCGTACGCCATCCTGCCGCTGTCGATCGTGCCCGGGCTCAGCAGCTCATGGCAGGGCGGCACCAATGCCAACGGCGTGTACGTGCTGGATGGCGCCGGCAGCGGCGCGCCCGTGTTCATCACCGGTACCGGCGGCGAAGTGGAGGCGGGGCAGGTGGTCGACCGGCTGCTGGTCAGCGCCGACCCGCAGCGCGAGCGCGGCCGGATAGAGCTGGCAAAGGCCGGCAAGATCACCAGCCACAGCCTGACCATGCTGCTGTTGCCCAGCCCCGCCGCCCCCGGCCTGATGCCACTGGGCGCCCTGCTTCAGATCACCGACCCGGCGCACGTTGACGGCGCCTGGCGCGCGCAGGTGATGGCTGTGACCATCGACGCCCAGCGCAGCGGCGGCGGCCTCGGCGTGCGGCAGACTCTCACCCTGGAGCAACACCACCGATGAGCGTGAATCTGTGGGCGCAATTCGACGGCCTGTTGCCCAAGGCCCCGCGCATCGTCGCGCAAGTGGTCACCGTCGACACCGACGGCAGCACTATCGTGGAGCAGCCCGGCGGCCAGCAGTTCAAAGCCCTCGGCGGCGCAGGCCTGACCACCGGCGATTGGGTGTACGTGCAAGCCGGCGAGATCCGCGGCGAAGCGCCGGCGCTGTCGCTGGGGGTGGCGTTGGAGGTGTGAGGGTGCGACCGACGAACAGTAAAAACTACCGTTCGTCGGCTGGTGGCGGTTTCTTGCGGCTGCCTGTTGACCTACTAAGTAGGTCGGCTTAGTCTATTCCTACGCCAGCGACCGCTGGCCCCACGGGAGAGACGACATGGCGCGGTTCATTCTGATCGACAACAACAGCGGTTACATCTTCGGCGACACGGCCGACTATGCCGCCGGCATGCAAAGCGACTGGATCGCAAAGAGCGAGGCCGACCTGATCGAAGCCGCTCGTGTGCTGGATGAGCAGATCGGCGAGCATGGCCGCCAGTACACCTATCACAGCCGAAACCCACGCAGCACCGTCACAGGCTACGACGTCTACGATGCCAGCGGCGATCAGGTGGTGTGCGTGCAAGACGGGCAGGATCGCGAGATGATCGATGCGGTTGAGGCCAGCTGCGACTACCTGGGCTTCGTCGAGGTCGTGGCGTGACTACGGCCCTTGGCGGGGCCGAGCGCCCCGCTACGGCTGTCACAGCAGTGGCGGCCTGGCAAGCCCGACTGGGGCTCACGGATCGCGCCGCGGCTGCTGCCTTGGGCATGACGCTTGACGGCTACGGCCGGCAAAAGCGAGGCCGCGATCAGCACGGCAACCCGCGCGCCGCATCGCGCGTTTTGCTGTTGGCCTGTGCGGCAATCGAGCGCGGTATTGATCCGGTCGAGTAGCCTGCGGGCAACTCCGACAAAATTACGTCAGACCCCGCTAAAACCCTTGCTGTAGGCCACCTAATGGTGCCGAAGGGGGGCACAAAGCCGTAATCCGCCGCATCCCGCTTGGGCCGCCAGAAACCCGCAAACCCGCGTGGTTGCTGCCTTCGCGCGGCTGCAGGGGCTGCCCTTATCCGCCACTGTCCGCCCTGAAACCGCTAGGCTCTACGTCACGGATTACGTCAGCGGGGTGGCGGTGGCCAGTATCAGGCGCAGGGGCAAGCGGTGGTTTGTGGAGGTGTTCGTCGGCGGCAAGCGGCGGGGCAAGAGCTTCGATACCAAGGGCGAGGCCTCGGGCTGGGCGCTGCGCATGGAGGCCGAGCTGCGCGAGCCCGAGGGGCCGCCGCGGGTGACGCTGGGCGAGGCTTGCGCGAAGTATCGCGAAGAGGTCGCGCCATCGCATCGCGGGGAGCGGTGGGAAGTGGTGCGGCTGAATCTGATCGAGCGCGGGCCGGTGGCGGCGGTGGTGCTGTCTGAGCTGACGACGGCGCGTTTGGCGGAATGGCGGGATGCTCGGCTGCGCGAGGTGTCGCCGGCGAGCGTGCGGCGCGAAATGAATCTGATCGGCAGCGTGTTGGAGGCCTGCCGGCGCGATTGGGGGTACATCACCGTCAACCCGCTGCGGGATGTGCGCAGGCCCAAGGCGCCGCCAGCCCGGCGCAGGCGCATCAGTGCGGCGGCGATCGATGCGGCGATGGCGGGCCTGGGCTACGTGCGCGGCGCGCAGCCGGTGACCTCAAGCCAGCGGGTCGCCGTGTGCTGGCTGCTGTGCCTGGAGACGGCCATGCGCGCGGGCGAAGTGCTGGGCCTGCGGTGGCGGGATGTGGCGCCGAAGTCGGTGACGCTGCCGCGCACCAAAAATGGCGACGCCCGGGCGGTGCCGCTGTCGACCGCCGCGCGCGAGTTAGTTGCGCTGCTGGGGCCGGGCGAGGGCGATGCGATGGTGGTCGCGGTGTCAACCGCAAGCCGTGATGCGCTGTGGCGGGCAGGGCGGGAGCGCGCTGTGGGTCGCGCGACGAAGGCGGGGGATGCGGAGCTGGCGGCGGAGCTGGCCGGGTTGCACTTCCACGACTCGCGCGCCGAGGCGATATTCCGGCTGTCGAAGCGGCTGGATGTGTTGGAGCTGGCGCGGGTGGTGGGCCACCGTGACCCGCGTTCGTTGATGCTGTATTACAATTCGACTGCGGATGAGCTGGCGGATAAGCTGGGCTAAGTGGCAAAAGCAGCGCGCACGGCAGCTTCGACCTTGGCAGCCTGAAGCGCAGCCCATTGCTCAACTTGTTCTCGCACTTCGGCCTCGGTCTCGCCCTTGAATTGCTCACTGGCCAGCACTTCGTTTCCAAGATAGATGCTGCTGATCGCGGTCGGCTTGATATCCGGACGGTCTTCGTTGTCCTCAACCACTCCGTCGCACACCGACAAGAATCCGCCGCCTTGCGGGTAGTATCGGGAGGAAAGTTCTACGAGGTGCGCGTCGTAGTCCTTCTTCCCCTGGCAGTCATTCTTCCACGTGATTTCAAAGAGCATAGGTTCTTCCTTTGATGGCTGGCGGATAAGCTGGGCTAGCTGCGCCGCCCAGGCCGCTTGCCCTGCCGGCGCCAGCTTTCGTTGGTCGACCGTGCGGGCTTGGATGCGTGCACTTTGGGCGGCCGGTCTTGAATGGTGATTGTGTGGAAGTCTCGGGCCTGAGCTTGGGCGGCGCAGGCCGCGCGCTCAAGGGCGTGGAAGGCTGGGGCCAGCGAGCTTGTCAGGAGTGCCGCGATTGAAAGGCTGCTGGGGTTGATGGCGATCATGCGTGTGGTTCCTTTTGTAGGTTTGGCTGGCTGCCGTGCTCTCTACGCCTGAATATCTCTTCTGCCGCCCAGAGATAGCGGTCGGCCATGCTGTCGAATTCGGCGGGAGCTTCGCGACATAGCGTCAGTAGCGGGACGTGCTGCGTCCCGTCCCAAAACTGCCCATGCCACGTGTCCACAAAGGCATGCTTCCCCGGTCCGCCTGCGTCGCGCCGTATGAATGTATTTCCCGCGTTGTGCTTCCAGCCTGGGTGTCGGGCCGAGATTGCGGAGGATTCGGATTGTGTTGGGTAGGCGCCAGTGACATCCCGTTCGTTGATCATGCGGCTCTCCGCTGCTGCTGTTCGTTGGCGGCCAGTATCCATGCCTCGACGCCGCTTTGCAGCCATGTGAGCGGGCGGCGGCTGAGGGGCGCGGGGAATTGGGGTTTCCAGCCGTGGCGGCGCTCAAGCGTGCGGCGGCTGATGCGCAGCAGGTCGCAGACCTCTTCGGCGGTGATGATTTTGGGCGGTGGCTGGCTCATGCGGCGATCCGGTCGGCGCGGTGCGCGGGATCTAGGTTGGCGCGGGCCAGTGCGGCAAGCGGCGGTGGGCTGACGCTGTTGCCGACCATGCGCACGGACTGGCTGATGGTGAGGCTGCGGCCGTCGGCGGTGCGGTCGATGATGTAGTCGGGCGGGAAGCCCTGGGCGGCGTAGAGCTCGCGGGGTTTGAGCATGCGCAGGCCGATGTCGACGATGACGTAAGGCACGCCGCGGACGTGGACGGTGACCAGGGCGAGGCGATCGCGGGTGGTGATGGTGTCGAGCGGGTCGCGCAGGTTCAGGGCGGTGCCGTTGCCGTAGTAGTTGACCAGGAACGCGGCCACGCGCTCGGCGCCTTCGACGTGCTCGGGGCTGAGCTGGCATTCCACGACGGCATGGTGCTCGCCCTGGGCGGCGATGGTGGCCAGCGGGTCGGTCACCGGGGCGCCGGTGCTGTGGTGGCGCAGGGTGGCAAGGTGGGCGGTGACCAAGCGCTGCTGGCTGCCGGCTTGAGTGATGGTGCTGACGGGGTCGGTGCAGGCGTGGCCGGTGCCGTTGGCGTTGCGCGGGCCGCCGTTGGCTTGTTCGAGGTAGGCGGTGATCACGCCCATGGCATGCGCCGCGCCGGCCGGGCGCTTGGCGCCTGCGCCGCTGGTGATGGTGGGCAGTGGATCGGTGACGGGCGCGCCGGCGCTGTCGCCGCGGAACTTGGCCAGCGTGGCGCTGGCCAGTGCGAAATGCCCGCCCTTCACTCCGGCGCAGACGGTGCGCAGCGGTTCGGCCGCGGACCAGCTGGCGGCGCGGCTGGCGTTAGCGTGTTCGGTGATGAGCGGGGCCAGTTTCGGGCAGCAGGCCATCAACTCCCCGCGGTTGGCGGCGGTGATAGTGGGCAGCACCTGGCTGGCGCCGTGCGCGGGCCGCTGGCCTGCGTGCGTGGCGTGGATGATGAACGGCTCCGCCGCATCAATCACAAACCGCTTCACCCCGCGTGCGATGCGGCGCAGCGTGGCCTCGGCCAGCGGGCGCTTGCGGGTGAAGATGCTGGGGCAGGGGTGGGCGAAGTCGATGCAGTCGGCGGCGGTGACGAAGGGCGCGGGGCGGCCGGGGCCGTGGGTGGGCTCGGGCCAGCGGATGGGCTGGCTGTCGCGGCGGGCGATCAGGAACAGGCGGGTGCGGCTGGTGCCGGCGCCGTAGTCGCAAGCGCGCAGCTTGCGCCACTCGACGGCGTAGCCCAGCGCGCGGAGCTGGCGGACGAAGGCGCGCCAGGTGCGGCCCATGCGGCGCGGGTCGGGCGTGAGGAATTGGTTTTGCACCGGCACACGCTCGCCGGGCTCGGCGACGCGGTGCACCTGGCGGCCGGTGGTGAGGCAGGTGATGCGGTCCAGCGTGACGACGCGGCCGGTGTCGGCGCAGCGCTTGGCGATCAGCGGCCCCCACTTGAGGATCTGTTCAACGTTCTCAAGGCTGATGATTCGCGGGTGCACGCTGCCTGCCCACTTGCACACCACCCAACTCAGGCTGCGCGTGGCGCTGGATCGCGGCTGGCCGCCCTTGGCCTGGCTGAAGTGGGTGCAGTCGGGCGAGGCATGCAGCCAGCCGACGGGCCGGCCGGCCACTTCGCGCTTCGGGTCGGCGTGCCAGACGTCTTCGCGCAAATGGTGCGTGAACGGGTGGTTGGCGGCGTGCATCCCGATGGCGTGGATGTCGTGGTTGATGGCGATGTCCGGGTCGCGGCCCAAGGCCTGCCGCAGCGCTTCGCTGACGCCACCGCCGCCGGCAAACATGTCGACCACGATTTCGCCGGGGCGCAAGGCGCTGGTGTGGGGGCTGGGCTTGGGGAAGCGGAAGTGGTGTTGGGTGCCGTCAGCCATTCTCAGGACTCCCGCCGGCGTCGGTGCGTGGCTGTTTGTCGAGCCAGCTTTCCGCCCGTGCTTTCCATGGCCTCATTGCAGGGCGATCTTCCGACAAGTGGATTGCACCGTGGATCAAGGTTCGAGCGTCTCTCAGCGCTCGCCGAAGTCTGTCAACCTCGGTCTCCGCGCCTACGTATTGGCAGCCGCTGCCCTTCGTGCGTCCGCACGCTCCGCCGCAGCTGTGGCATGGATCTGGTAGTGCTGCCATCACTCCCCCTCTGCGCGCGTGGCGCCGTCGAATGCAGTGCACGTCGGCTGTCCGTCAGTCCCGTACTGCCATTCGGTCGGGTATTCGGAATCCTTGACTTCGAACACCAGCGTCTTCATGAAGATGCCGCAGGTTCCGTCCTGGTCCTTGCTGCAGCCCATGCAGTAATGACGCTCGAACAACTCGCCTTCGTGTCCGTTGCTCGGGCGCCATTTCTTGCCGGCGCGCGGGACGTTCATGGCCGCGTGATCGGGCACGTAGATTCCTCGATTCATGATCCTTCTCCCTGCGTAGAAAGTTGAAATGTCAAGCACGCTTGCCCCGTGGTGTGGCAGCGGGTTTGCGGGCCTTCGGTGATCAGGCCGGCGTCGCGCAGTTCAGCGACGCGGTAGCGCACGGCGCTGTGTTGCAGGCCTGTGCGCAGGCTGATGCTGCGGTGGGTGTTGCAGCCGGCCTTGATCGCGCGTAGCACCGGCCTGCCAAGCTCCGCGGTCATCTCGGCGCCGACGTGTTGGACCTCGGCGGCGAAGTCGGCCAGGCTGATGTCTGGGCGGAAGGCGCCGACCGCGGCCGCGCCGGTGGAGGGCATGACGGCGTCGTCGCAGACCACCACCTGCCCGCGGATGCTCACCCACACGTGCGCCGGTGGCGCGCCGGGTGCGGAGCTTCGCAGGCGGGCCCATGCGCGATTGATCTGTTCATCAGTGATGCGCATGGGTGGTTACCGTGTGAGCCAGCGGCTGCAGCGCGGGCCGGTGTCGGCGCCCTGGGGGATGCGGGGCTGGTGGGGGTTGGCTGCGGCGGCGGGGTGTTCGGTGGCCAGGCGTTTGCAGCTGTCGCAAATTCGCAGGCCGCGGCCGTCGCAGAGTTCGAAGCGGAGCATGGCGGGCGCGGCTTTGTTGGGTGGGCTCATGGGCGGGGCTCGCTGTGGCGTGCGGTGTGTAAGGCGTGGGCGGCGCGGCGCAGTTCTGCGGCCAGGGCGTCGAAGCTGGGGGCGGGTACGGCATGCGGGCGGGCGGCGCGGAAGGCGGCGGACCAGCGGTAGGCGGTGGCGCGGCTGTGGCCGTGGCGGGCCATCAGCTCGGCGGGCGAGGGCAGCGTGCCGGCGTGGGCGTCGGCGACGCGGATGGCGGCCTCGATGTGGCTTGTGGGGTGGGCGCTCATGCGGCGGCCCGGGTGTCGGGGGTGATGGTGAGGCGCAACACTTCGACGGGCGCGCAGCGGGTGCGGCGGCCGGCGGGGGCGAACATCGGCTCGACGGCGAGGATGCCGGCGGCGATCAGGTCGGCGGTGGCGCGCTCGATGCGGCTGGCGCGGCGCTTGTCGTAGACGCCCAGCAGGGTGCGCAGATCGTCGGCGCGCGGGCGGCCGTCGTCGCAGAGCTGGGCGATGGCAGCGTGCGGCTGCGGCAGCTGGCCGGCGCGGGCGCGTAGGCGGAGCAGGGTGTGGGTGATGTGCATGGCGGCCTTGAGTTGCGCGCCCGGGCGGCCCGGGCGCGCAGTGGGTGCAGTGCGTTGCGGTGCTTACGGTTTGAAGGTGCCGCGCAGCACCTGGGCGGCGGGCAGGCCTGCGATCAGCTTGGCTTCGAACTCTTGCGCGATGGCTTCGTCGGTCTGCTCGGCCGACAGCTCGCGCAGGCTCAAGCGCGGGTTGTCGGGGTCGGCGATCACGCCGATGCGCAGGCCGAACACGCGCTCGGCGAAGTCGGCGTAGGGCGCGGTGCGGAAGCTGAGCTTTGCGCCGTCGAGCTGCAGGGCGGTGCTGCTGGCCTCGACCATTTCGAGCCCGCTGCGCGAGGCTTTAAGGTCGCCCACCTGGTGTCTGGCGGTGCGGCTGGCCTTGATGTCGAGATTGCGCACTCCGTTGATCAGCTGCCCGACGGTGGCGCCGCCCTCGATGCCGAACAAGTCGGCCCAGTTCTCGATCCACTCGGCAAGTTCCTTCTGGCCGAACTTCTGGCCGACGGCCCGGCGCAGGGCGGCGAATGCGGCAGTGGGTTTGAGTTTGAGCACGGCGGCGTGGTCGGCGTGGCCCGGCGCGCCCGAGCTGCCGAGGTTGAAGAACGCCTGTGCTGTGGCCTGGGCCGCGTCGACGAATACCTGCGCGGGGCCGTAGAGCAGGGCGGCCTCGCCCTGGGCCTGGGTGTAGGCGATGAACGGCGACAGGTCCTGCGTCTGGAACAGGCCGCGGAAGCGGTACCGGTTGTGCTGCAGGTGCTCGATGTTGACCAGCTCAAGGCCCTTGCCTTTGACCACGGTGGGGCAGTCGATTTCCTTGGGCATTTCTGCCCGCTGGGCATCGACGGCGGTGGCTTGGATCAGTTCCAGTGCATCACGGTTAATCATGGTTGGTTCTCTCGTGGGGGGTGCGGTGAGCGTCGGCACGTCCGGTGGCCGCGCCCGCGCCGAGCTCAAGACGGGTCTGGGTGTTGGGCAGCAGGGTCACGCAGCCGTTGCCGGCGACGTGCATGGGGGTTTCCTTGATGATTCTTTCGGAGCGGTCACCGGATTCGGTGGGGACTTTCGCCACCAAGGTGTGCGTGACGTTGATCTGGTTGGTTTCACCGATCCGCTTGGTTTTGAGGGTGATGGTGACGCTGCCCTCATCGCCGGTGGCGACGGTGTTCAGGCTAACTTCGGAGAAGGCAAAGGACAGCTGATTCACAAATACGCCGCCGTACATATCGGCGAGTACTTGCAGGATGTCGGTCGCCGGGGTGGCCGGGCTGTTGGGTGTTCTGTTCATGGGCCTCGGGTGGTGGGTGGGTTAGGCGCGCTTCCGCGCGGGCGGCGGGGCGTCGATGCGGGGTAGGCAGGGCTGCCAGTTCAGGGCGGCCAGTTGGGCGCTGAGGCGGGTGGCGGTGCGGTGCTGCTGGCGGGCGTGGTGCGCGGCCAGAATGGCGAGCTGAAGGCGCAGGCCCTGCAGCTTTCGCCAGCGGTAGCCCGGGGCGTGGTGCAGGCCTCGGTTCAGCACCTTGGCCTGGTACTCGGCGCGGCGGTCGACTGTTACGGCGGTGATGCTTTTGCCGTCGAAGGTGGGCAGTTGGGTGGTGGTGCGGCTCATTGGTTGCAGCCTTTGCCGGTGAGGCCGGGGTCGGTGGGGTCGGTGAAGGCCTGCCACGGCACCCATCCGCGTTCGGGGCAGTGGAAGCCCCACTCGCGGATGCGGGGGCCGGTGGCGAAGAGGGTGAAACAGGTGACGGATCGGGAGATCCAGCCGCCGTTTTCGCGGTCGTTGTCGTATGTGGTGACGCCGGTGGCGTGCTTGTGCAGCTCGATGCGGTGCGCGCGGCGGGGGCCGCTGACGGTGAGGCTGCCGGCCTGGCGCCAGCGGCGGCGGTGGATGCCGCCAGCGGCAATGGTGTGCTCGTAGTAGCCGCCCGCGAGCATCAGCGAGGCCCACGCCCACGGGTGGTCGTGCAAGGCGCGGTCATCGTCGTCGCGCAGGAAGTGGTGCAGGTACAGGTTGAACCAAGGGTTACGCGGCAGAACATGCCAGCGCCGCAGGTACGGGGCGTCCGCGCCGCCGATGATGCGGTCCGGCGGGCGGCGGGTGATGCGGCGGATGAGGGCTTCGGCGAGGCGGGTGAAGAGGGTCATGGGGTGGCCTGCTGGCGGGCGGCGGCTTTGGCGACGGCGCGGATCGAGCGCTTGGCGGCGCCGAACTGCTGGCGGATGACCTTGCGCGCTTGAATCAGCCGCCAGGCTTCCGCGCAGTGCGGGCAGCCGGTGGCAGCGTCGCGCAGGAAGTCGCCAATGGGGTCGCAGCTGCCGATGTGGCGGCGCACGCCGAAGTCCGGCCGCAGCGGCACGGTCTGCAGGGCCGTGTGCAGGTGGTGCTTTACACGGTCGCGATCGTCGAAGAACTCAGCGTGCCGGTCGGTCTGGTAGGCGTGGTCTGATGCCTGGGTGATCGGGCAGCGGTCCAACGCATTGCCGATCGCACGCGTGGTGGCGGCGAGTTCAGTGGCGGCGCGGTCGTAGCTCAGCGCGGCGGAGATTGCGCGGCGGGGGAGTGGGGTCATGCCGCGGCCTGCTGCGTGCTGTTCGCCGCATCCTTCGCTGCGTCGTATTGCTGGATGCCCCACGCGATGGCGTAGCAGGCCCAAATGAAGCTGTGGCGGTAGCTCGTGAAGTCGCAATCCCAAAGGTCTGAGAACCGGTAGGTGTCCTGGCCGGCCCGATAGCTCCATTCGTCGGCGAGCCGGTAGGCCGCGTGTTCGTTGTCCCTGTCGATATCAGAGAGCAGGCCGCGCAGCTCTTCGAGCATGTCTGCGCGCACGCCTTTGTCGTGGCCGTCGGCCTTGGCTTCGCGCAGCAGTTCCTTGCCTTGCCGGCGCAGGATGGCAGCGAACTTGTTCTCGTCGAACTCCTTTGCGCCCTTGCTTGGGAAGTGTCCGCTGCAGTCGCAAGCGGTGAGCTTCTCGGACCAATAGCCGAGGTTGATGTGCAGGCGGGGGCCGTAGCGCTCGGGGGCGCGGAAGAACTCGAACATGTCGCGCAGGCGGGTGAAGGTCCAGGCGCCCATGTCGCCGGTGAACATCAGGTAGCCCGGCACGGTGGTGATGTTGAAGTGGAGGTTCTGGGTGCCGGGCGTTTTGAAGCACAGGTGGCGGACGTCGTTGCCGTCGTGGATGACCTGCATCTGGTGCGTGGCCACGTCGCGCAGGAACTCGGCTTCGGTGAGCTGGGGTGCGGGCTTCATGCTGTCTGCGTCCTGGCAATGCCCACGGCGCGCATCGCGGTGCTGTGGGCGACGTGGTGGGTGGTGGTGATGTCGCGGACCAGCAGGCCGGTGGTCAGGCGCAGCACGTCGTGGTGCTGCAGCAGCTGGTCGGCGATGCGGTGGGCGGTGGGGTGGCGGTCGGTGCGCACGCCTTTGGGTCGGTAGATGCGGGTTTTCATGCGGCCACCGGTGCGCGCAAGTCGCCGTTCCGCACCCATTCGGAGTACGCGGCGCACCAGGCGGTGGCGGGCTCGATGTGGTGGGGCTGCAGGGCGATGGTGGTGCGGCCGATCACGAGGCAGGTGGTGTCGCGCGGGGCGACGACGCGGATGGCGCGGCCGAGGGTGCGGGTGATCGAGCGCTGAATGATGTGGTCGATGTTCTCAACGGGCTTGGTGTCGATCAGCAGTTCGTACGGGTCTTGCGGGTGGATGTGGATGTGGCACAGAAACAGGCCGAAGCCGAGCACGAGGCGGCCGGGGT